CTTCACCCCGTCAAAGGCACCTTGGAAGGTCCCAACCGCAGAATTGCCCCAGCCGACAACAGCCGACAGCGCTGATTGCAGGCCGTCGTAAATCCCCGCTTGCGCGCCCGCCCAACCCGCCTCGACGCGGGGCCAGGCGGCTGTGGCCGCCAGCGCCAGGCGATCCCACGCCTCTGCCGCCACGTCGCGCAAGAGGCTGAAGGCCGCACCAACCCCGCCGACTTTGCCCGCCAGTTGGGTGAACTGGTAAACAAGCTCACCCGCGCCGACGATAAGCGCGCCGATCCCTGTGCGGATCAAGGCGCCGCGCAAAACCACCAGCCCGGTTGCCAGACCCTTGACCGACAGCGCAGCCGCCGCCAGCCCCGCGACCCAGCGTCCGGCCATCAGTGCGGCAAATGTTGCGGCATAGGTTGTCAGCCGCCCCAGATTGTCAAAGACCGCCGTCACCGCCTGGCCAAGAACGCCCGTGCCACGGGCCGCATCCCCAAGCGCATTGGCAATGGTTTCCAGCGCAGGCGCGACCGCCGCCGTGAGGCGATTGGTCAGGCCCAGCCAGATCAGGCTGAGCTTGGCAATCGCATCCCCCGTCCTTTCGATCTGTGCCGCATCGGTCGCGCTCACGGCCACCCCGAAGTCGCGCACGTCCTTGACCGCCTCTCGCAAGGTGGCAGGATCAATCCGCAAGAAGGCGAGCGCTGCCTTGTCGCCAAAGAGGTCCGAGGCCACGGCCGCGCGTTCCGCCTCAGGGACAAGTCGGGCCAAGGCCTCCTGGATCGTGACGATCCGTTCATCCAAGGGCAAAACCTGAAGATCCCGCGCCGAGAGACGCAACCGCTCCAACGCCCCAACAGCAGATCCTGAACCCAACGCGGCTTCAGACAGCCGCGTGGTCAGCTTCTTCGTCGCCTGTTCGATCTCGCCCAGTGAGACCCCGGCCAATTCACCCGCCAGGGTCAGGACCTGCAGGCTTTCCACCGATGTCTTCAGCGAGGCCGCCATGTCAGCCTGCGCACCAATCGTGTCGAGGCCCGAGCGGATCATCGCCACACCGGCCGCCGCTGCTGCGGCGGTCATCGCCGCAACAGCGATCCCGGCCTTTGTTGCAAAACCCGCAAGCCGCGTGTTCGCCCGCTCCATTTCTGAAGACAACCGACCAAAGCCCTTGGTGCCAGCCTCGCCGATTCCCTCAAGCTCGGCACGAACCTGACGGCCGCCTACAGCCGCAAGCCGGACAGAGATGCGTTTTTCGGCCATTGGGAGGACAGGTCCTGTTGATGAAGGTCAGTCGTGGTTTGCGGCGATCTGCGCGTTCACGCAGCGCACCATCACCGCCTCGACGGCGGGCAAGAGTTCTGCGATAGCGGGGGCCGGCACACCTAAGGCCGCACCAAGCGCAAAGGCCGCGTTCATGTCCCAACCGATCACCGCGCCGGGGACGATGCGAAGTTGGCCTCCCATGCGGCCGACCAGGTCCCAGACCTGCCAGCCCTCAAGTGTGAGCGGCTGGTTCAGTCGTGCAGGGCAGTCAGGGCAGACGGCTCCGCAGGCTGCGCAGTAGCTGTCGCCCCCGCCGAACTCCCACTCGGCACGGGCGATGAGGCGTTTTTTTCCGCGTCCAAGAGCAGGCCCTTCGCGACATAAACGCTCTGGAAGGCCTCAAAGATCGGCCAGATATCCAAAAGCGCGTCGATGGCATCAGGGCTTACCGGCAATGGCTCGCCCTCGGCATCCCCAATCCCCTCCCAGTCGAGGATCGCCGAGCGCGCCAGTGCCTTGGCCATCGCCAATGCCGCCTCCTCCGTCCTCGCCTCTTTCGGCAGGTCGGTAATCGCGGGGTCGCTGCGTGCCGCGACCATCAGCGCCGTGGTGAGCGGGCGAAGCTTTACGCGTACGCCGGGGGCGAGGTCGCACCAAAAGGGTGCGTTGGTGAGATCAAGTGTCAGCATGGGTGGGTGTCTCAGTAGGAAGCGACAGTGTTGACGAGGACGGCGGTACAAAGGCGCGCAGGACTTGCGGCCTTGGCCGCCTGCCATTCGAAGGTGGCCTGAATGCCCTGCGGCCCGGGGATTTCGATCCGAGGGCGCGGCAGGTAGACAGCATGGGCCGTGAAGGTGAAGCTGGCACTTGCCCCAAGGCTATAGGCAAAGACCAACTCACAAGGCGTGCCGTCCAGGGCTTGGGTGATGAGGGCGGTGTCGGCAAAGCGAACCTCCATCCGCCCGGTCAGGGACGCCATGCCGGGATCAGCGCCCTCGATCTTGCCGTCAGCGCGGATGGTCTCGATCCGATCGAGCCCGTTGGAATAGGTGACCTCCGCCGAGATGACATTGCCGAGCGGCGTCCCGTTGCGGGTAATGGATCCGTTGAAGTGGCCAAAGCGCTGCTGCGCCAGAGCCGTGGTCGTACCTGCAGCCGTTGCAGCGGCGGCGCTCTCCCCTTGCGCCACCAGCCGCGCGGTTGCGGTCAGAAGCCCTGACCGTGACATCTGCCAGCTTAGCTGATCGCAAACGCAGCCCGTGTACATCGCATAGCGCGGCACTTCGGGCATGCCCGTCTCGATCGCCATACTCGGCAGCGACCAGTTCCCCGACTGGAACGTGTGGGTCTTAGGCGTCGTGCCGGTGGTGGTAGGACCTCCGAAGGCGGCCTTCAGCCAGAGGCCAAAGTTCTCAACATCGATCGGTACGACGACATCGCCATCCGCCGTGACCGCATCCTTGATCGGGGCTAGTGGATCGCGCCCTTGGCCCAAGAGCTCCGAGGCAATCAAGGGCTGCTCGGACCCAAGCGTGGTGCTGGCAAAGGGCACCGTGCGGAACCCTGTCGCGGGCGCAGTGCCATAGACAGTCTCGAACGCCAGCGCCATTTGCGCCCGCGCCCCATGGGCTCGTGCCATCCTCTTTTCCCCTCTAAAGATTGATTGTGTTCACGGCGCAGCCTGCCATCTTCTCGACAAGGGTGCGGAATGAACAGATTATCGAGATATACGGCCGACTTGGCCGGGTCGCAGACGTCGCGTGGCCTTTCTTACGCTGCGGTCATGGCGACGTGCATTTCCATGATGCTCGCGCCCACATCGGCGACCGCCGAAGAGTTTTCAGGGACTGTGACGCGCGTCACAGACGGCGATACCTTCCATTTGAGCGGGGTCGACCCCGCAATCCGCGTGTGGGGCCTTGATGCTCCAGAACGTAATGAGCGTGGAGGTTCTGCCGCCACCCGGGCCATGCGCAGCTTGATCGGCGGCCAGCCTCTGACCTGTGTGCTCGTCGACATTGATCGCTACCAGCGCCTCGTCGGCCAGTGTTTCTTGCCAAATGGCCGCGACATCGCCGAAGCCATGATCTCCATGGGCGTCGCCACCGAATATTGCCGCTATTCTCGCGGCTTTTACGGCAATTGCTGAGCGAAGACACGCGTTTTGCAGCTCACCCGAGTGGGTCTGTCGTCGAATAATGCAGGATGACCGGGATGACTGCCGCTTTCAGGCTGGCCGCGCCTTCAACTGGCAGATCGACGGGCTGCGGTGCTTCGGCCTCGACCCAGTCGCAGAGCCCCTCCAGCGTGCGGCCAGCAGCAATGACGGCGCCGATGCTGGCGCAGAGGGCATCGAAGGTGGCGTCGCGGTTCGCGCCCTGCACAACTGCCTCGATTTCGGCGCGGTGCCGGTAGTGATAGGTCAGCGGCGACAGTGTCACTTCCGGCTCGCCGGGTTCACCGTCGCGCAAGATCATCAGCCCTGCGGGTGGGATGCGGTCCGGCAAGACCTCGCCCCGCAAAACCGGCACATGCGGGATCGTGCGCAACAGAACCGCCAGGGCGGTGAGGATGGTTTCTCGTTGTGTCACCAGCCCCTCCCTTCAATCCAGTTCGCAGCAATCGCACCGGGGATGCGCTTTACTGCGGTCTCGGCTGACCGTGACAGATCCAGCCGTTTGGTAAGTTTGACCTGCCGAACCAGCAGAAAGATTGGCACCGTAGCCATTCCGCGACCGGTTTTCGCGCGCGAGGCAACGCCAAGGCCGTGGCTGTTGAGCCTGCCCTCTGCCACCAGCAGGCTGGGACCACGCGATCGATAAACGAACCGCAGTTGCAGCCCACGTCGCTGTTCCCACTCTCTCGGTGTGATGCGACCACCCCGAGTAGACTTGCCAGCCGCTGCCGTCGGAATGGCCAGCCATAGGCCACTTTTTGAGCGAATGAGTGGGCCAGTTTCGTGTGCACCCACAATCATGGGAGCGTTGGACCAAACGAGGGCCGCCGCATTGAGGCTGGCCTTGCCCTTGGGGTATTGCGCCGATCGGATGGTGCGCGCCAAACGGTCCCCAAGGCCCGCACCGGTGATCTGGCGGCGCCAGTCTGACTTGAGGCCCGAGCTCGCTTCAAGGATTGCTGCCGATACCGCTCGCTCGCCCGCATTGATTTCCGCCTGCATCATTGCGACCAAGTTGAGATCAATGCCAAGCGTCAGTTTCATGCTGGGGTCACGCCGGGTTAAGGTCAATGCTCCAGATCAGCCGTTCGCGGTCACGGCGCGGCTCGCCCTGGATCAGGAAGGTCTCTTCCCCGATCAGGATCTGTTCCTGTGGGCGCGGATCAGGAATATCCACCACCCGAACGTCAATCCGGGTGGTGTCAGAAAGCAGCCGTGCCGACCCAAACTCTGTAATTTCGTCGGGACGTCGCAGAATGCCGCGCGCGCGGGTGAACTGCCCCTTACCATCCCGATGCCACAACTCGACCGAGATGTTGGGGTCGGTAAAAAGAACCCCCAGCGCGTCTGCAAAGGCGGTCATCAGGTCCGCCGCGCAGAGCGCAGAACCTGAGGACGGGTGCAGATCGGCAGCGGGTTGCTTTCAATCTCGAGCCGCACCCATTCGTCACGGTCGCGGTCTGGGATCATGCGCGCATAGAGCGGCAGGCCGAGCGTATTCACCGTCTCGAACGTGTCGGCGGGGGCGTAGTAGATCTCGAAGAGCCCCTCGACCCCCTCGGGGTAGAAATACGCCTTATCCGTCGGCACACCGAAACCGAGGCCTCCGCGATAGCGGCGGAAGGTAATGCCGCCGAAGCTGACCTCTTCGCCCACACGCCCGCGCAAATCGGCAGCGGCAGCGGTGTTGAGATAGGTCTCGCGCACCTCCTTGTGGGCAACGAGATCGGCGAAGAAGGCCGAGCCGCATTCGGCGCGCAATTGAATCTGCCCCGCAGCAAGACCGCCGAGGCTGTCCTCGACGCTTTCGATCAGCGCCTGGCAGCGTTTGCGCAAGGCGCCCGAGGCGGGGGTCGCGTTGTCGAGGTCGAAGTCAACCTCCGCGGCCGGCGTGATGCCGAACTCGGTGTAGTAGTTGACGACCGTGGCCCCATCCTTGGGGTCCTTCACCACGCCCTGGATGCCGTTGAAGAGGTGGAACTCGAAGGTGGCTTCCGCGTCGTTGCGCAGGCGACCCATCTTGCGGGCTACTTCGGTTTGCACCTGCTGGGTCGCAGTCTCGGAACCGAAGTCGCGGATCGCCTGGATTTCGGAGGCCCAAAGCACGTCCTGCTTCTTGAACTGACGGCAGACGAAGGCGCGCATGTCGCGCCGCTCAGGCACTTGGCTCTCATAGGCCGAGCCACGTTCTGAGAACGGGATCAGCGACAGTGTGCCATCGCGGCTTTCGATCATCACGGTGCGTTGGCGCACGCCACGCGATCCGAAGAGGCCTGCACCCGACAGGATTGCCGGTTTGAACGGGATGTTTTCCAGAGCCCGGGTGAGCTCGATGATGCTGAAGGCGTCGCCCTCAAAGATGTCCATGGTTGCCATGGGTGTGTCCTTTCAGTGGAAGGGTCAGCGCAGCACGATGCCGAGCGCAGCGAGGGAGGTGGTTGCAGTCGTGATCTGCGCCTCGGTCGCGCCCGCAGGCCAACCGATCTGGTGTCGGCTGACGATGGCAGGGCCGCGCAGTACGACGACACCAGAGGCATCGGCGGCTGACGCGTCAACGCCCGCCCAGAGAATGCCAGCGGCATTCTGACTGCCGTTCGTCGCCGCCGGTGCGAGCCCGGTGTATTTACCGCCCGTGGAGATCTTTCCGAGAACGGTCCCAGGCTCGAGCTTTCCAGCACCGGAAGTGATGGTGACGGTTTCTCGGGTGTAATCGCGCAGGACTTCCCAGACGAGGAAGCCGCCCGCGTGTTTGCCTTCAGTGAGCGTGGTCATGGACGCTTATCCTTTCGTCTTGAAGGTGCGGGCGATGACCTCGCCCCAGGGATTTGTGGTGGCCACCCGCCCGGGCTGGGCATGCGCAGCGGTGATGTCGGGAGTTGCCTCGGCCTTTGCCGCCAGAAGCAGGTTGCGGACCTCGTCCAGGCTGGCATCCTCTTCGAGGAATCGCCCAGCCATCTGCGGCTGGCCTGCAAGGCGACAGAGATCGATCACGGCCCGTGCATGGGCGATGGCCTGGGCGCGGATCCCGACGGCATCCGAGGCCATTAGATTATCGTCGCCCGAAGGCGGTTCTTCAGGTTCAACCTTTGCGAGGTCAGGCTGGGTGTTGGCGTCGGCAACACGCTCGGCCTGCGGCTCCGGGATTGCAGGCTCATCGGGTTCACTTGCCGCGTCCACCACTTCCGGCGGGGCGTTGCGGAACCGCGCCACATCAAAGGACGCGGCGAGTTTCACCGGCTCGGCGATGCGATCGATAAACCCGAAATCCAGTGCGTCTTTGGCATCGAGCCAGGTCTCTGCCGCCATCAGAGCGGCGATCTCGTCATCCGGCTTTCCAGACTTAGACGCATAGCCTTGGATCAGGCTGCCCTTCACCTTGTCGAGCGCCTCGGCCGTTGACCGCATATCCTCGGCCGTGCCCATGACCAGCCCCGAGGGGTCATGGATCATCAGGAAGGCGTTTTCCGGCATGACGATGGTGTCACCTGCCATGGCGATATAGCTCGCCGCTGAGGCCGCGATCCCATCGATCCAGACGGTGATTTCACCCACATGGCGTTTGATCGCGTTGTAAATTGCGACAGCATCAAAGACCGAGCCGCCAGGGCTGTTGAGGCGCAGGTCGATCGCCGCATCGTCGGGCAGCGCGCCCAGCTCTGCCAGAAAGCCTTTCGCCGTGACGCCGTAAGCGCCGATTTCGTCATAGATCAGCACTTCCGTGCCTGACGCGCGGGCACGGATCGAGTACCAGGATTTCATGAGTTTACTCCTGCTGCGGTGTCGTGGACGACCCGCTGCCGTCCTCGTTGGGGGTATTCGGGTCAGGGATCCCAGTTGGTGTGGCGCGCGCGCCCTGCGTCTCGCCGGGACTGGCGCGATAGGTCAGTCTCAGATCAGATGCGCGCTTGGCATCCGCTGCGTTCTCGCGATCAACCTCTTCGATGTCGTAGCCGGTGGCCTCGACCACCTTGCGCCGCGAGGTTAGCCCGGCCTCCATTGCCAGCACCTGCGCTTGAATGTCCTTCAACGGATCCACCCAATCCCACCGGGGCGGGATCCATTGAACCGGCCGAGCCGTGACAGGATCTGCATCCAGAGCCCCCGAGAGCACGACCGTGTCCAGCCAGCGCCGCCAAACGGGACGGCAAAGCTGATGGGCCATGACCCCATGCTGCAACTGGCCAACGCGGCGGCGGAACTCCACCAGTTCGGCCCGCAGGCTCGAATAGTTCGCCTGCCGAACGTCGCCGGTGACGAGGTGATACGGCAGCCCCAGCGAGGCCGAGACCGCAAGCAGCGTGCGGTATTGGAACGCCTCATAGCCCCCGCCCACATCGGCGGGGCTCGAGAACTTCACATCCTCGCCGGGCAACAGCACCTGCATGGTGCCGGGCTCAAGGCTCGCAATGGCGGCACCATCGAGATCAGCTGCCCCTTCGCCCATCATCGGGTCTTCGGGTGCCGTCTTGGTGATGAAGCCCGCGAACATCGCCGCGGTCTTTTTGCGGTCGAGTTCAGCGTCATCGTATTGATCGAGAAGGAACAGCCGCACCATGGCGGGAGCTACATGCGGCAGGCCCCGTATTTGACCCGCATCGATCGGCCGATAGATGTGCAGAACCTCTTCGGCTGGCACGCGGACAGTATCTGGCACCGCCACCCGCTGATCCGTGCTGTCGCCCGGATGGCGGCGGCGGAAGTGATAGGCCACTCGCCGCCCAATCAGGTCGAACTCGATCCCGCAGCGGATACGGTTCCCGTTTGGATCCGTTTCGGTTTTCTCAAACGGCAGCATCTCGGATTGCAGAAGCTGCAATTGCAGTGGAACCAGCAGCCCGTCTTCCGCCCGTCTGGGCCGAAGGCGAACGAAGCACTCGCCCGCAACAAACATCTCGCGCGCGACCATGGCCTGCAGGCCGTAGAAATCGGTCAGCCCATCGGCATCGGCTTCGTCAGTCCAGGCGAGCCAGAGCTTCTGGACCCGGTCACGCAGTGCCGCATCCGTAATGAGCGAAGACGGTTTGATGCCGTCGCCGACGAGATTTGCTGCGAAAGCCTCGCAAGCATTGGCGGCATAGCCGTTGGTCACCACCAGTTCACGCGAGCGGGCCAGCAGTCTGGGCCCGCCAGAGGCGACCAACGCATTGATGTTTTCGAGCGGCGGGTTCCAGCCGCGCAGGCGGCGCTTGGCCATCGCCCCTTCGAGACGCGCGCGCATGGCTTCAGGGCCGCCTGGCTTGGAGCGGCGAAACAGGTCAAACATCCCCATCTCTGTCAGAGCCCCTTGGCCGTTGTCACGCGCACCTGCCGCACAATCCGCCGGCCCTCTGCCAAGGCGATGTCACGATCGAGCGCTTCGATGGCCCGGTCGATCTCGGCAAGGCTGCGATAGTCCACCGTTTTGCCGTCGTAGCTGACGCGAGCAACGCCCGAGGCGCGCTGCGAGGTTAGGGCCTCCCGGCGGAGTTTCAGTGTCGCCAGATCCGCCATGCCCAAACTCATCCCATGTATGTTGACCGCGAAACGCGGCGCACCTGTGCGTTGCGTACAGATTGCGGGCCTGTGGTAGAGGCCGTGCCCCTGCCATCAGCGACCGCAAACTGCGCCGCGAGTTCTTCCCACCTCGCGTCTGACCAGCGATCGGCTCCGAGGATCCAAGCGGCTGCCCGCGCATAGACACGGCAGTCGAGTGCTTCGTTGCGTTCCCTCAGCTTTTGCCATTCGAGCTTAGCGAACCCGCGCTTGTTCTTGACCGTCACCAACTGCTCGGCCGTGAGCTGTTTCAGCCATTCAGCGTCGACCCAGCCCGGCAGATGAAGAAAGCCGGGAGGAAACCGCTCCCCATCCCCCGGGCTGGTGATCTCCGGCGGATCGAGCCGCAGGAAACGATAGGTCTCGGCCTTGAAAGTCGAGGTGGCGATGGTCCAAAGCCGCGCCCCCCTGCGCAGACGTTTGCCCGCGATCGTCGCGTCGACAAACGTCGGCCCCGTCACCGGGCTTGCCCGATTGAAGCCCTCAACGCCCTTAACAGGTGCGACCTGCGCAAAGCCAACCTGACGCGCCCAAGCGTAGACGGCTGCGGTTTCATAGCCGGTATCGATCGCGAGCCGCGCGATTGTCATCGGCGTGCCACTAGCGTGAACCCAAGTTCGGCCGAGTAGGTCAGTCAGTTTCTGCCAGCACGCCTGATCGCCCGGGCCGCCGTCGATGACGATGTGATCAATGAGCCAGCTTTGCAGGCCTTTGCCCCATGCCCAGACATCAACCTCGATCCGGTCTTTCTGGACGTCGACCCCGGCAGTCAGGAACAACCCGCCCGCCGGCACCGTGCCTGCACGCCAATCTTCCTTCAGACCCTGCAGGCGCTGCCAATCCGGGGCCTCCCCGCTTTCCATCCAGGTCTCGCCGAGGGAGGTGTTGATGAAGGTCTTCATCGTCTCGTCCCCACCGGCGCGCGCCGATAGAAACGCCTTGGCCATGGCCTCGAGCCGCACCCACGGCGAATAGATTTCATTTAGATGGAACCCTGCAGTCCCGTTGAACGGCGCATCCGCGATCCAGCGGCCCTTCGAGATTGCGGCCCAGCGGGTCTCATCCTTCCAGACGGCTTCGCAGTCCGCGCAGTGGTAGCGCGCGGTTTCCGGGCGGTGGCCGCCGTTCTCGTCCTTGTCCCATTTGACCTGGCCCCAGGTCAGCAACTGTTCTGCGCCACACGCGGGACACGGGACCCAAAACCGGCGCTGGTCGCTTTCCTCAAAGGCCACCTCGATCCGGCTCGCGCCCTTGTTCGTCGGCGTCGACACGAGCACGATCTTGCGGTTCCAGAACGTCACCGTCCGCTTTTTCGCGAGGTTGACCGGGTCGCCCTCGGCCCCTGCGCTGAACGGATAGCGGTCGACCTCGTCGCAAAGCAGCAGCCGGATCGGTCGGCTCGCAAGTCCCGAGGGTGCGTTGGCCCCGACGATGGTCAGATGCCCGCCCGGGAACCGCTTGTGCAGGATCTTGTTGTTGCCATCCCGCGAACGCGGATCGGCGATCTTGCCCTGCAGGCAGGGCGTGTCCCGCGCCATCGGCGAGAAGCGGTCTTTCGACCAGGTTTCGGCATCCCGTTCGGTCGGCATCACCACCATGATCGGCGCCGGATCGTGGTCGATGTGATAGCCGACCATATTAAGGATCGACTCACTTTTCCCGATTTGACTGCTCGACATGATCACGACGGTTTCGGCCGCCGGATCCGAAATCGCATCCATGATCCCGCGCTGGTATTCGGCGCGGCTCGTGCGCCACTGGCCGGGCTCGGCGCTGGCCTCAGAGCTCAGCCGGCGGTTCTGATCGGCCCAATCGCTGATCGTCAGATCCGGCGGCGGCTTCAGAACTGCCAGTGCTTTCGCCACAGTCCGCTTCAGGATCGGTGACCCCTGCAAGGTCAATATCGGCGTCAAGTTCAATGTCTGGCTGCGCGAGATCATCGAGCACCTCGCGGATGGCGGCGCGGATCAGGTTCCGGGTGTCTCCGACGGTTGATTGTTCAAAGGCCTGAGGTGCCAGCCGGTCCGGCAGTGCCAGCAGGCGGGTGCGCAAGAGCGCCAACACTGCGATCCAGGCCACCTCGATCTGTTCGGCCGCGATCAGGGAGCAGCGCTTTTCTTCGGCCTCCATCTCGGCGAGGTCAGCCCGCGCTCGGATGAACCGCGCACGTTCAGCGGCATAGTCTGGCGCGCCCGCCTGCGCCTTCAGCGCCTGATCGCGCAGATAGCGGACATAGCCACGCACAGACCCGATCAGATCATACTGGCCACGCTCAGCTTTCGGGATCACGCCCTCGCGGCTCAGTTGCTGGACCCGCCGTTCCGAAAGGTCGAGCAGCCGCGCGATCACGCCGATGGGCTGTGTGGCTGTCGACATGCGCGCCCCCGAACCTTCGATTAACTATATGTAATTGCGTCGAACTCACTGGATAAGCCTGACCACTAGAGCGAAGCTCAAGACAGCAGAAAACGCATTCAGGACGCCTCCAGATGAGCCACCGCCCGACAGCCCAAGACGCGTTCATCGCCAAGAAGGCCGCGATCGACACGATGCTCGCGCGGCTACAGGCGCTGAGCGACGATCACTTCGACACCCACCCCGACGAGGTTCATTGGGGCCATGTCGGCAACCTTGACTACTACGCCGAGCTCCTGAAGCGCATCACCGACAGCGCCTTCAAGGAAGGCGAGCACGCAGAGTGAACCCCATGGAAACCACCAGCATTCGCTTCCCCATCCGAAACCTGCCCGAGCATTTTGACCGCAGCCGCATAACCGTCGTCCTTGAGGAGATCGAAATGGCATTGATGGACGATGGCGGCGTTTACTGCAGAACCTTTGCGGACAGCTTCACCATCACGGTCGAGGTCCCGACCCATCAGCTGATGGACACAGCCAGCTGCCTGAAAGGCCTCGGCCTGATCTAACTGCGTCGCTCGGCAACGCGGAAGGACTCAAAGAACCGCCGCAGAGCGAACGATCGGAGCAGGCTGACGATCGTGAATATCCCGCCCATAGCAAGATTTTGTCCCAACGTCGTTTGCAGCCCAAAGATCGGAAAGATCAGTATCTGCGTCAGAACCGCGACGCCATAGCCGACGACCACGTTGGTGATGGCCTCAACCATCGACATGAGACGGGACTGTTTCATGCGGCCACACGTTTAGTTTTCAGGGCATCGAACGTCTGCTCTCCGCCGTCAAGAATGGCCTGCTTGCCTGTAAATTTCTGCCAGCGCGCAACCGCCACATCAACGTAAGCCGGATTCAACTCGATGCCGTAGCAGACGCGGCCAGTCGTCTCGGCCGCAATCAGCGTAGTTCCTGATCCCATGAAGGGCTCATAGACTGCCTGACCCGGGCTCGAGTTGTTCAGGATCGGGCGGCGCATGCATTCCACCGGCTTCTGCGTCCCGTGGACGGTTTTCTCGTCCTGATCCTTGTTGGCAATTTGCCAGAGCGTCGTCTGCTTGCGGTCCCCGGCCCAGTGGCCCTTGCCGGATTTGCGCACGGCATACCAAGCGGGCTCGTGCTGCCAGTGGTAATCACCCCGGCTCAGGACAAGCCGATCCTTGGCCCAGATAATCTGGGACCGGATGGTGAAGCCTGCGACCTCCAAGCTTTCGGCCACTGTCGCTGCATGCAAAGCACCGTGCCAGACGTAGGCGACGTCGCCGGGGAAGAGCGCCCAGGCCTCGCGCCAGTCAGCGCGGTCGTCATTCAGCACCTTGCCCGTGCGTTTGGTCTTGGCCGCGCCCGCCTGGTTGCGCCAGCTGGGATCGTATTCCACACCGTACGGTGGATCGCTGACAAGCAACAGCGGCTTTACGCCGTTCAGCACTCTCTCGACATCCGTGGCCACGGTGCTGTCGCCGCAGAGCAGCCGATGGTTACCAAGGATCCAGAGATCGCCCGGGCGGCTGATCGGATCCTCGGGGGGGTCTGGAACATCGTCCTCACCCTCCTGCGGGCCGGCGCGGTCCTCGAGGCTGTTCATCAGCGCGTTCAATTCGTCGTCTGTGAAGCCCGTCAGCCCGAGGTCAAAATCCGCCTCAAGCAGATCCGCCAGTTCGAGGTTCAGAAGGTCTTTGTCCCACTCGGCGTTTTCGCTGGAACGGTTGTCCATGATCCGGAAGGCCCGCGCCTGGGACGTCGTCAGCCCTTTGGCCACATGCACCGGCGCAGTCTTGAACCCGAGCTTGCGCGCCGCTTCCAGCCGCGTGTGCCCGGCGAGAACCACCATCGCCTCGTCGACAACGATAGGCTGGCGCCACCCGAATTCCTGGATCGACGCCGCGACCGTCGCAATCGCCTGCTCGTTCCGGCGCGGGTTGCGCGCATAGGGAATGATCTGCTCGAGCGGCAGGTCGACGACGTCCATGGTGATGTCCTTGAGGATGCTTGATGCGCGAACTCGAGGTTCGCAAAGCGAAATGGGGTCGGCTCCCCGTTTCGGTTCAGGCGGGTTGTGTCAGACCGTCAGGCCTTTGTTTTGTTGGGTGTCGTGTGAAAGCGAAACGAAACGGGTGTTTTCAGGGGTGTCACTGGGAAACCCTCGGGCCTCGCCCCCCCGAATACGGTCACGAACAGGAGGGACCCATTCAATTTCAATGGGTTGCGAGGCGGATCATTTTGTGCGGAGACAGTTTTTCGGAAAGCCGATCACCGGTTGCACTGCTTCGACCACCCAAGTCCAGAACAGAAAAGGGGAGATACGTCTTCCCGACGCACTCTCCCCATCATGCCTTTCAGATAGCATGAATTTGTTGCAAATGTCGAAAGGAAAAGTGTTGCAACACTTTATGCACCTGCAGCATTTAGCCGGGCTGCTATCTTGGTCAGCGCAAGCTTGTGCTGCCGCCAAGCGGTGCTGCGATCGACGCCCAATTCGTAGGTGATCTCCTTCCAGGAGCGGCGGGCTGCCCGCCACCAGACCAGCCTGCGCTCGGCCTCATCAATCCAGAGCACCCAATCGAACGTCTGCTCAAGCCGGGTGATCGCAGAGGTCGAAGGCCAGACCCGCATCGGCTGCGGCTCCATCGCGAGGATCTCCTTTTCCGACCGCACGATGTCGGGCCAGGCGTTGAAATATCCCTGCACTCTTACCAGCGGCAGCTTGCGCAGGGTTCGGAACGCCTCCTCGAAATGATCGGCGACGTCGTCGGCGGTCCAGGTGCGGTCAACCATGGCGCGCCTCCTTTGCCGGGCTCCGCTTGCCGTAGAGCTTGGAGCCCAGCTGTTCGACCAGCGCAAGCTCCGGCCAGGTTAACCGATGATCGTCGATGCTGACAGCAAGCAGGCCCTGTTCGTGCCAACCGTCGCGCTTTACCTGCTCAGGATCTCTGCGCTGGCCACCGTAACCTTTGGGGTAGAGCCTCATGCCACACCTCCCCGGGTGTCTAGGGCCCAGTGCAGGATGGCGATCGCATCGGCCTCGTTGTCGTCCGCCGGGCAGTAGCCGCGGGCACGTGCCGAGGCGATCATGGCCTCTTTGGGAGCATTGCCGCGGCCAGTGGCATGGCGTTTGATCGTGCCCACCGGCACTCCCTCGTAGGGAGTGCCGCGCAATTCGCCCCAACTGGTCAGTGAGGCCATCAGCCCACCGTAGACATGGGCCGCGTCAGTGCCTGCGTGGCGGCGCACTTCCTCAAACCAAATCGCCGAGATTGGCCCGGACAACCTATCGAGTTCTGTCAGCCAGTTCGTGAAACGCAAAAAGCGCATGCCGCCGCCGTCATAGCGGCCGGGCTTAAACGATGCGGTGCCACTGGTGATCAGGCCGTCGAAGCCACGAAGCGCCCAGCCAGTAGTGGTGCCGAGATCAAGTGCAAGGATCGTGCGTGCCGGTTCGGACCGTGACGGCGTTTTCAGGGTTGCATCAGGATTGACGCTAGGGAGAGTCGGGTCAGCCATGTGCGGCCTCCTCTTCTGGTTGGCTGCTCGGGTGGAAGACGACGGCGGTTGATGCTTGGCGGTACCGGCCGCCGTCGTCGGATCAGAATGCAATCCGCACCAAGTGGTGGCCCCCGCGATTGGGCCTGACGCACGGGAGGAGAGGCCAACCCCAGGGGGTGGCCTCCCCATACGTAGTATGGGGGTTTAGCACCTAACTGCTCCTGAACGGCCAATATACTGAAATCATTACAAAAAATGACTTCAGGAAGTCTTCGGCTATGACATAGGCGCCAAAGACATATCATATGGTAACACATTGATTTTATTGAGCTCACACATACCGATGTCATATGAGTTAGGCCTCACTCATATGAGATGGGTCGTCTTCAGCACCCTCCGGGTAGACCCAGACAGTGGGGTTTTCGACCTGCAGCGAGACCCCGGATTGGGGGCATTTGAAGTGGCTCGGCAGCACCGGGCGGGCCTTTGTGGTGATCTCCCCAGTGATCGGATCGACATGGTCGATGGGCGTGCCGAACTGCATGCCTTCGACGCAGAGGTAGCCAAATCGTGACCGGGTCATGGGGTAACCAAACTCGGACGGATCGCGCAGGAATTTCACGAAACCTTTGGTTGCCAGCACGCTGAGGCGCTCGCGGATGGTGTGCTTGCTGCCCAGACCGCTCTGGTTCTCGAAGCTCTCAGCGAACTGCGTTCCGGTGTAGAGGCGTTCGCTGGCAGCTTCATCGAGCAACATGCCTAGGATGACGTCGTGCTTGCGCAGGCGTTCGGCATCGAAGCGTGCGCCCACTTCCTTCCGCACCAGGCGTTCGTTCATCGGGTTCAATTCGACCCATTCACCATTTACCTTGTCGATGAGCTTGCCTGGTAGCGCGGGGCCGTTCCTAAGCTCGATTTCCAGCCGACGTGCGCTGCTCTCCTCCTCCGGCCGATGCATAAGAAGCCCGGAGGTGTAGAAGCCCCGAAGCGCACTTGCGCCCGAGAGCGCAAGGAAAGGGTCTTCCTTCACCTGTGTCTTCGACGCTTTCCGGGTGTGGTGGGCGAGAATGATGCCGGCGTCCGGATTGACAGCCTCGCGCAGGGGCTCCACCCTGTCCCTCAGGAAGAACATCATGGCGGTGTTGTCGTTCTCACCGCCCCCCTCAGGGCCGCCATCGAAGATATTGCGTATCGGGTCGATGACAATGACGTCAGGCGGCGCCTCTGGAAAGGCGGCCCGGATAGCATCGGCCACACGGGCGACGCCCTCTGCATCAAGCAGGATTTTCAGCTTTGGCGTGGCGATGAAGGTATCGCGCGCAGCGGTAATGACGGCGGCCGGCAGCGCTATCTGGCGTATGCGCTCGCGCAGGTAGTGATACTGGATTTCGGCCTGAAGGTAGAAAACGCGCAGCGGTTGGGGCGGCGTGAAGCCGAGGAACGGCACGCCAGCAGCCATGTGCACGAGCCAGGAAATCAGGAAATCGCTCTTGCCCACCTTGGGTGCGCCGCCGAGCACAAGAAGACCGCCAGGCGTCAGAACACGTGGCCCAATGATGTCCTCGGGCATCGGGCTGGTATCATCCAGCAGTGCACCTAGACTGAAGGCCGGCAATGGCCCGGCAGGTGTATCCGCACGGGGCAGTCGCAGGAGCGGTGGGCCGTTTCTTTTGACATGTAGCGCCCAGAGACGCTCGGACTCGGCCTGCAGTCGGTCCAGCGGCCAGGACGGGCGCAGCATGGCAGCGTTGTAGCCGCAGATGGCTTCCCAGCCTTCCAGCGGATCCAAGCGGCCTTCATGGACCAGACGAACATAATGTCCGATAGCAGCGCTGGCGCCTTGAAATCGTGACCAGTCGTCAGCAGCGCCCTCCCGGACCGGCGTCGTCAACACGGCCTCTAGTGTGGGTTTGGAGGGCACAGATGTGGTATCGCTCGCGAAGCCCACACCAGGCAGCGGCGGCATTTCGGCGACCCGTTCGGCCAAATCCGAAAGCTCAATCTCGACGTCGCGATGTTCGCGGATCTGCACGAGGCGCTGGTGCCCGTGCTTATGATAAACTGTGCCTGGGACCCGGATCGGCTGGTGCGCTGAGCGAAAATGGGTATCGCCACCAACCTTTACGGCGATGTCGCCCCGCAAACGGCACAGGGTGACGAGGTCCTCGCCCTCCACCGGCTCTGTCAATTTCCACCACACATGAAGCTTGGCCGCCCCTTCAGGCGTGCGGCCGCCACTTTCAATCAAGAGGGTGGGCGTTCCGAGGTGGCGGGTAACATGCTCGAGCTTGGCGGGAATGTCGCCAGCATCGAGGTCAACAATAATGGCCTGCATCTGCAGAACATCTGCGGCACGGGCCTGTCCCTGCTCGGCAACTGTGCCCGGGATAACATAGACAGCCGCGCCCTCGCGGTTTGCCCAGGCAGCGAAGGTTGCGAGTTTTTCGGGCGCGGTGTCGTCGGCCGAGATCCAGATGTTATGCGGTTTGCCATCCCGGCCTTGCCCTTTGTCGACAAAGCCCCTCAGCGGGATGAGCCCCTCACACCAGCTAAACACCGTGTCGAGGAAGATGGCGACCTGCTCTGGTTCGGGATCGCAGCCAAAGGGGTTACCAGACGGTGGGCCGTCGTTGAAGTCCATCCACGGGTTGAAATGCAGGATGCTGTCGTCGCTCATACGGGCAACCCCCAGCAGCGGTCAGACCACGGACAGAAGCGGCATTCGAAGAAGTCGGACGTGGTCGCGATGCGAGGCAGCAACTCGCCCGCATCAGTCGCCTGCAGGATCCGCACGCCCCTGTCGGACATGCGCTGCGCGAGGTCGGCGTCGAAAGGCACCAGTTCGTGGTGCAGTTCTGCTGTGTCCTTGTTGATCGCCGTGAAGAGCGCAGGCGCGGTGCTGATGCCGGGCACGCTCGTTTCCATGTAAGCCTGATAGACCGCGATCTGGGCGGCGTAGACCGGTTTCGACTTGGTCACGCCGTCCTTGACGCAGGCCCGCCAGTTCTTCGCGTTCATGGTTTTGCATTCCCAGAGAGCGGGAACAGCAAGCCCGAAGCCATCGGGGCCATCGGCAATGATGCCATCGACATGGCCCCGAATGCGTCCGCCCGCGACCGAGAAGCCGAACTGACCACCATCAGGGCGATTGCCCTTGCGGGTGAAGAGATCAAACCCTGCCTGCCTCAGCCAGGCGACAGCGAGGTCTTCAAGGACATGCCCGATGGCAAAGATGCGCAGCGACTGGCCACTGAAGTCCTTGCCATCGTCCTTGTGTGTTGCCGTGAGTTCGAATTGCAGTGCGCGTTCGCAGGCATGACCGAGGCGGGACCCTCCAAGATAATCGCGGGGCGTCCGCGTGGCCTGATCGGCGGTGAGTGCGCCGTCCACAGCTTCATTGATACGGTCGGCAAAGCTGGGCTTGTGGTTGAAGTCCAAGGTCAAAATGGCACCTCCAGCGCGTTCGCCTTTGCGATGTCGGACATGGCTTCCCGGAAGCCTTCGATGGCTTCCTCAATCAGCGAGCGCACCTGCGCCTCAGAGAGATTGGCCAGTGAAGTGCCCCAGCCGATCTCCTCCATCAGCAGCGCCATGCGCTTCATGGTGGTTGTGATCGCGGCATGTTCTTCGTCGGTGAGATCAACCATGGCGAAACTCTCCTTGGCCAATCGCGTCCAATAGGACTGACAGGGCATCGAGCAGAACCAGACCGATGGCCGGGGCCGTCTCGAACGAACCGGGTCGAACCAACCCAAACCACGGGTGGGTTGCCGGCAGACAGCACACAGCGTTCCACGCGGATGCCAGAGCTTGCGCCGCTCCTCGGCGCTGAGGGGAGCGGAGAACGTCATGGATCATGCCGCCCTCCGGTCCGGGGCTACCGCGCTGTTGATCAGCTGGCTGATGCCCTGCTTGTTGAAACCGAAGGTCATAAGCGCCGAGGCACGATAGCGCGTCAGGCCAAAGTCCTGTCGGCATTCAGGCGGCAGGTATTTCAGCTGCTTTTCAGTCGGGGGCTGCCCCAGCCAGCCGCGCGTCTTGAAGGCGCTCTCATCGGTTTCGTGGGTGTTCAGCCAGTCATCCGCCTGAGCCAGGCACACAGTGCGCTCGCCGATGCCAAGAAGATGCGGACGCACGCCCTTGGCCCCACCGATCGCGTACCAGACACCATTTTTCCAGAAGATGCCGCCCCAGCCATTGAAGCCTGCCGCCATCAATGCGGCGTCGGTTCCGAAGAGATCGACCCAAGCGAAGCTCGAGCGCTCCAAGAGGTCAATTTCGGTCATCATGAAGCCTGACAAAGGCGCAGCAGCGTTGCCTTCGCCGGCCCCCTCCTCCTCACGTGGGAAGGCCTCACCGCAGAGCGGGCATTCCGTGGAAGCGAGAGGAATGTCCGCCTCACAACAGGGGCAGGTCTTGGTGGGCGCGTCGCCACCCTCTGTCCTGCCCTCGAGATCGACGTCCTGTTCCAGTGTGCCGTGGATCAGGCTTGATGTACCGAAATCCAGCACAATGCAGTCTGTCTTGACGACGCCCGGGTGTTCCTCCGGGTCAACCGTGCGCAGTCCCCGGCCAACCATCTGGATCATCGTGGACTTGTAGGAACTGGGGCGCAGCAGTACGACGCAGGAGGTGGGCGGGTGATCCCAACCTTCGGTCAGCACGGCCACATTCACGATAATGCGGATGCTGCCCTCGGCGTAGTCGGCAAGGATCGCCTTGCGGGTCTCAGCCGCGAGGTCGCCGTGAATCAGCGCGGCGGAAACACCCGCCGCCCGGAATGCATCGGTGACGTGCTCGGCATGGGCGACGGTGGAGCAGAACACTACAGTCTGCCGGTCGCCCGCCTTCTCCTTCCAGTGGCGGATCACTTCGTCGGTCACAGGGGCGCGGTCCATAATCCCAGCCACCTCAGCCATGTCAAAATCCGACATCGACTTGCGGACTGACCGCAGCTCGTCTTGCACGCCGACGTCGATGACGAAGGTGCGCGGCGGCACGAGGTGGCCAGAGGCGATGAGCTCGCCCAGCCGCACCTGGTCGGCGACGTTGTCGAAGACCTCACGCAGTCCCTTCCTGTCGCCCCGGTTCGGTGTCGCTGTGACCCCGAAGATGCGGGCATCGGGATTGGCCTCGCGGACCCGGTCAATAATGCGGCGATAGCTGTCGGCAACGGCATGATGGGCTTCGTCGATGACCAGCAGATCAAGGCGCGGCATGTCGGCGAGGTTCGAGGCGCGTGCCAGGGTGGGAACCATCGCGAAGGCGACCTGTCCGCCCCAAGATTTCTCGCTCGCATCAATTACCGATGTGGCGACACCCGGCACCACGCGCTGGAACTTGGCGCGGTTCTGCGCAGTCAGCTCGTCACGATGCGCGAGCACGCAAGCCTTGGCACCGTCGCCGATCATCTCACCGGTCACTGCCGAGAGCATGACCGTTTTGCCCGCGCCGGTTGGCGCGACACCCAGTGTGTTGCCGCGGCCGGCGAGCGCAGCCAGGCTGCGATCGACGAATGTCTTTTGGCGGGGACGCAAACGCATGGCCACTCCCCCTTACTTCGCCCAGCTCGGCCGACCGGAATGACCGGGCGCGGAAGCGGACTGAATGGTTTGGGGGGCACTGGCGAACTGCTGGGGCGCATAGCCCTGCGACAAGGCCACAGGCGTTTGCGGGTTTTCCGCACCCATCACCGCGGCATAGTCCCGATGATCCGGCGTCACGGCGGCGCGGATCTCGTTCTTGTCGTCGCCGTTTGTGTCCTGGCCGATGTCAATGCGTGCGACAAACTCAAGTCCATCAAGATCGCCAAAGCCGTTGATCCGGCGGCGGAGCTGAGCCTCGGGAGAGTTGTCCTTGTCAGACACGCCGCGTGCAGAGTTCAGCATGCCCCGAACCAAGCCACGCCCCATGTTGCCCCACTCCGGTCCCTTCGGGCTGTAGAGCCCGATCAGCGACCAAATCTTGCGACGGGCATAAGGGCCCTCAAGAACTGTGTATTCGGCATCGAGATAGACGGCGCCGGTCGTGGCGCGACGCGCCCATCCTCCAGTCCACCCCTGCGAGGCATCGTCAAAGCCGCCGGGACGCAGGGTCAGGCGAACCTTGGCAATCGTGCCTTTCGGGATGACGTTGGTGTTCGATTGCGCCGAGTTGAAGTCGTTCCATGGTCCGGTCATTGCGCGGCTCCGTGTGTGTTGATGGGGGACGCTCAGGGGCGTCGAATGGGAAAAGCCAACCCGGAGCCCCGATCGGGACACCGGGTGCCGCTGCAGGCTTTTCAGCCGCGGTCAGACTCGTTCGAGGGATCGGCCGGGGTCACCACAGGCCATGCGAGCCGCCCAGAAGCCGGCCGAGACGGGCGTTGGATCTTTTCCATAAGGCGGCCAAGATGCGGGGGTTCGACCAACTCAAGACGGCCTGAGCGGTCCTTGGCCGGAAACCCCCACATGTTCAGCGTCTGACAGACAAATGCCCGCTGCGGCTTGCCATCTGCATCGGGGATATCAGCCATAGTGACGACCTGATCGACGATGCCTGGCAGTTCGAGGCCAGTCTTGCTGCCGTCGATCTGCGGCTGGAAAACCTTGCGATTGAAGTCATCAAGCTTCTCGTCAAGGATTCCTACAAACCAGACATTTTTGCCGCGCGTGTGCTGCAGATGCGTGAGCCAGGCGATCATTTCGCGCCCATGGAGCCCATAGGCACCGCGAATGTCGGCCTTGCCAGTTTTGTCCGAGAAAGCTTCCGGTTGCCCGCGACACCATTGAAAGCAGAGCCGGCCGGCCACGGTGATCGAGTCAATAAAGACGGTTTGATACTTTTCGATTACCGCGGCGTCGCCGTACCGGCTGCACACTTCCGCGAAATGCGCCTCGCTATAAGGCTGGTCGTCGCGAAGTGCGGGGTTTGGTCCACCGATGAACACCGCGAAATCGCGGCACTCCTTCCATGTGCGCGGCCTTAGCGTGTCGATCTCCAAGCCTTCAACGGAAAGATCGCCAGCCTCCAGGTCCAGAAAAAGCGTGGTCTGGGCATCCAGGGTCCACAAAAGTGACGTTTTGCCGATACCAGACCGGCCGAAGATGACGCCCTTGATGCCTTTGCGCTGCGCGAGTCGTTCATCGGCGCTGATGATCGGGAGGCTCATTTGCGCACTCCACTCATCAGCACTTCGTTCGTGCCCAGGTCCGTACCCGCGTATGCGGCTTCGCCGACGTAAATCGCCAGAAGCGGCGTACCGTCGGCATGGGTTCCCGCATCCTCGATCTGATAGTTGCGGTTGGGCTCGCAGACCTCTGTCAATTCCCAGCGGCGGTACAGCCCCGGGAGGCGGCGGTAGTTCTCAAGCGATAGATCGGCAGTCATGTTCATGCATGTCCACTTTCGGTTGGAGGGACGGCGCTCCAGGCGCTCAAGTGGGAAAAGCCGACGGCGGAGCCAGATCGGGACATGCGCTCAGGGGATGTCTGCGAGGGCGTCGCGCAGTTTGCGAAGCGCACGTTGGTAGCGTTTGCGAGCAGCGGCCTCAGTCAGGCCCAGCTCAACACCAGCTTCGACTTGCGAATAGCCCTCGATGGCAACGCGGATCACCAGAAGCGCATCCGCGCCGAGCAGTTTGTGCAGATGGCCAGGGAGAGCCGCGTCCTCGGGCAGCGATTGCAGTCCGAGTTCGTGGGCGGAGACTTCATCAGGCGCGATGTCGCTGCCAAGTTTAGCCCGCCCAGCTTCGCGGTTGCGTGCCCGGATCATATCCCGTTCGACGTTCCGCAAAACCGTGGCGGCAACCCAGTTGACGCGGCCCAGATCCAGGCTGCGCAAAACGTCAACGGTTCGCGCCAAGACGTCGGAGGCGATTTCATCGATGGTGCCCAGCTTGCGCCAGATAGACCGCCGCCGGATCGCATCGAGCCCTGGCCAGAGCGCCAACAACAGGAACGTCAGCGCCGTATCGGCGGAAGGATCATCAGCTTGCGCCGCTTCAATCAAAGCGACGAGGATGCGGTTTTTCGCATCGCCGTCACACGTTTTGCGGTGCAACGCGTCAAGCAATGATGCCGGATCGCGGTAGGGTTTCAGCGAGGCCTGCGAACGCCGGATGGCATCGAAGCCACGCTGAAAACTGAACGTAGTAGAAGAAACCGTGATCTGATCACGGATCTCGTGCCATGCGAGACACATTGGACGCCTGCCTTACGGCCAGGCGTCCAGCGCCTTCTCGTGGCCAGGTCAGGACGTCATGCGTCTCTAGGTTTAGAGGGAATGTTCTGGGCTGCTGAGCGTCGGTAAGCGCGCGCCTAGCCGCTGTTGCGCAGGTTCAGCCGAGTGCAACCGGGACACCTTGCCGTCACCGGAAAGCTCGCAAAAAGCTCGAAGGGCTTACGAAGGATGTGCATTTGTCCACCCTTGGCCTTTCCAAGAAGTTTGCCACAGTGGTCGCACCGCCATTCAGCGTTGCTGGAAACTTCGGTGGCGTGATGGCCGTGGCGTTGGCCGCAGCCGCTAACCTTTCTGCCGGTGTCGTCGAACATCATCTTGTGCCCTCCTTTGGGCGTCTTTGGGCATGAGGGGGTTGTTCGGAGCAGCGCTTACCGCTCCGGCCTGTATCGAATTTGCGTTTGATGCCTTAAGCGGCGCGAGTTTTCGGCGCAGATTTCCTAGCTTTGGCCGCTCTGCGGGCTGACACCTCTGCAACTGCCTTATCGGCCGCCTCATCCTTCTCGGCCTGAACCCGCTCCAGTTCCTGAAGCTTTTTCACCAGGCCTTCCAAGAAATAGAAATTGGACATCCGGGCGTGGTACTTGTTCCAGCGCTCGCCGCGTTGCACGAGGCCAGACTTCTCAAGTTTAGCGATGATGCGCTGAACTTGCCGCTCCGTAACATCCAGCCGCATCGCAAGTTCGGCTTTGCCCGGAAACGGCGTATTTGCCGCTTGCCACCAATGGTCAGCAATTTGCAGCAGTAGCACCAGCTCTGCAGCACTGAGCTTGAGCGTGTGTTGCTCTCTCAGAAGCAAGGACGGTACGATGCAAAAGCCCCTATCGATGACCTTCTTACCCCACTTTTTGTCAGCCTCGGTAAGGTTCTTCTTCTTTGAGACCGCCGGAGCAGTTTCATCCGATTCTTCTTGATTTTCTGCGCTCATTTCGGCCTCCTGTGCGAGAAGAATATGGAATGCGCAGTCAATTACAAGACACGAGCATCGGACATAAATGTCTATACAGGAGAGACAAATTTGTCTCTACCTCCGAGGCGTGATTGTCTCCTGATTCAGACAGTTTGATCTAGGACGAAGCTGAGCCGGACAAAATAAGCAAGACCCACTGGACAAAAATACCTCCCCAACAGCTCAAAAAAACGCCGACCCCTCAAAACAAGAAACTTCGAATCTGCCGGGTGGCTGAAACAATCAGGTAAAAAATGACGCAGATAAGCTTTCCGGCATCACCCGCTGGATTGTTGCGGACCAAGGCAATCTTGCGGTTTTGGGCGTAAGAAACATCCTTCCGAACTGTCTCGTTCCAAGCAAGTAGGTGGCTTTTGCCAAGTAGAAGCCGACTGATGGTCGGCGCTAAGGCGAGGCCAGAATGAAACGTCCCAACCCGCTGCATCCCGACCGCATGACGGCGCATGAACGCCGCACCGAACTGCATGGTCTACTGGCCACGGCGGTGGTGCGCTTGGCAGGCCGCGATCGCGACCATCTATCGCAGAATACTGGAGACAGTTCGCTACACTTCGCGGGCAAACAGAGCGGTACTGCAACTCCAACTCCGAGGAGATCTGCATGACCACACATGAACCAATCCTGGCGCGTTTGGCTGCCTTGAAATCCATGTCTGTCAATGAACTAAAGACCGAATGGCAGGCGCTGTTTGATGCGCCCGCCCCGAACAACAGCCGCACGTTCCTAGAAAGCCGTTCGGCCTATCGGATCCAGGAACTGATCTATGGCGGCCCGGACAAGCAAACCCGCCGGCTGCTGGACCTGCTGGCCGACGAAGTAGAAGGCACACTGAAGCGTAAGGCCCAGATTGCCGATCCCCGTAACCCCGTGGTGGGCACCAAGTTGATCCGCGAATGGGATGGTGTCGCCCACACTGTTACCGTGCTGAAGGACGGCTTCGATTGGGGCGGGCAGCGCTACAAATCGCTCTCGGCTGTTGCCCGCGCCATCACCGGCACACGCTGGAACGGCTATCGCTTCTTCGGGCTGCGAGAGATGAAACGAGGTGAAGCATGAAAGATCATGTGACAAAACCCGCCCGCCGCCTGCGCTGCGCCATCTACACCCGCAAATCGAGCGAGGAAGGCCTCGAGCAAGAGTTCAACTCGCTCCACGCGCAGCGGGAGGCTTGCGAGGCCTATATCGCGAGCCAGAAATCCGAAGGCTGGGCCTTGGTTCGCGATCAATATGATGATGGCGGCATCTCAGGTGGCACATTGGAGCGCCCTGGGCTGAAGCAGTTGCTGGCCGACATTGAAGACGGGTTGGTGGATGTGGTTGTCGTCTACAAGATTGACCGTCTGTCGCGCTCTCTGATGGACTTTTCCAAGCTAGTGGAGGTCTTTGATCGCAACGGGGTTACCTTCGTCTCGGTGACGCAGTCCTTCAATACGACCACCTCGATGGGACGACTGACGCTGAATATCCTGCTCAGCTTCGCCCAGTTCGAGCGTGAGGTCACCGCCGAGCGCATCCGTGACAAGGTGAAGGCCTCGCGCATGAAAGGCATGTGGATGGGAGGCTATGTGCCCCTGGGCTATAATGTCGTCGACCGCAAGCTGGTAGTGAACGAAGAGGAAGCCGCCAAGGTCCGCATGGTGTTTGAGCGTTTTGTTGAGGTAGGCTCTGCCACCGTTCTGGCCCGCGAACTGCGCAACGATGGGTTCCGCAGCAAACAAGGCGCGCTGATCGATAAGGGCTACCTCTACCGCCTGCTGAACAACCGCGTCTATCGCGGTGAAGCCGTTCACAAAGGAGAGGCATACGCTGGAGAACACGAGGCCATCATCGACAATCGCCTGTGGGAGCAGGTGCATGACATCATGGGCGAAAGCCCTCGAAAGCGGGCAAACAACACTCGGACGCAAACGTCCGCATTGTTGAAGGGGCTTCTCTTCACTGCAACGGGTGCGGCCATGACACCATCCAGCACCAAGAAGGGTAGCCGAAGATATCGGTACTATGTGTCGATGGACCTTCTAAAGAACCGCGAAACGCCTGAAGATGGCATTCCTCGCCGCCTCCCTGCTGATATTGCCGAGGCGGCGGTGGTTGCCGAAATCCGCAGGGTGCTGCGGACACCAGAAACCGCAGCCTACGTTATCGCTGCATTGGGCCGGGATGACATTCAAGAGGCTGATGCAATCGCAGCACTAAGGGACTTTCCAGAGCTGTGGACGCAGCTGTTCCCGGTTGAACAGGCGCGCATCATTCAGTTGCTTGTACGGCGTGTCACAGTGACCGCAGAGGGGCTCGTCATCGACCTGCGTACTGACGGCATCGCGGGCGTCATGCGCGAAATGATGACCCCACGACAGCTTGAGGCGGCAGAGTAA